TACATTCAAGCATTTTCCCGAAGTCAAAAAAGTCAAAGCGGGTTTACTTTTTGTTATTGCCAAGGCGCTTATAAAGGAAGATTACCTAGATACAACAGCGCCCATGCTATGGAAGAAATGGCTATCTGATTATGCTAGGATGGAGAAAGCACTAGACACAAATACATGGAACCCCAGACCGAGTGGGTTGTGCCGCCAACACTGCGCTGTTCTTGAGTGCCCCCATAATGGGAGAAACTAATGCCATACAAAAACAAACCTAGACCTTACAAAAAAGAATATAAGCAACAGAAATCCCGTGGTGAACACAAGAACCGTATGGAACGGCAACGTGCGCGGCGCAAAGTCGATAAGACAGGTAGAGATGTTAATAAGAACGGCAAAGCCGACAGAAGAGAGGGTAAGGATATAGCCCATAAAAAACCGTTGTCGCGTGGCGGCACTAACAAAGATGGGTATAAAATCCAAAGCCGAAAAAAGAACCGCGCTGCGGGAGGCGCGTTGAGTAAGGGGAAGAAAACTAAAAAGTAAGGAGAACATACATGCAGGTTGTTAACAACAAAGCGCTGTTACTTAACCTAAAGAACCCAAAAAAAGTCACTAACGTATTAACCAACAGTAAAGAAATTAATGATAATCAGGTGCTTGTGAAGTGGGGGGTTGAAGAAACTCTTACTCTTAAAAGCATAAACATAGATGTGCCGTCGCCCATATCAGTTAAGTATGGATGGCCGGGAAAACACAAACCCTTTGAGCACCAGAAAAGCACCGCTGAGTTCCTTACAAAACACAAGAGGGCATTCTGTTTCAACGAGCAGGGTACCGGCAAAACGGCTAGTGCTATATGGGCTTCGGATTTTCTTTTAGAACAAGGGGCCATAAACCGTGTCTTGGTTATATGCCCGTTGTCGATTATGGACTCGGCGTGGAGAACAGATTTATTCTCCTTTGCGATGCACCGTAGTGTTGACATTGCGTACGGTTCTCCAAACAAAAGGCGCAAGATCCTAGCTCAAGGTTCTGAATACGTCATAATAAATTATGATGGGGTAGAGATTGTAGCCGATGAGATTGCAGCGGGGGGTTTTGACTTAATCATTGCGGACGAGGCTACGCACTACAAAAACGCCCAAACTAAACGCTGGAAAGTCCTAAATAAACTGGTAAACGACGATACTTGGCTTTGGATGATGACGGGAACCCCCGCTGCACAAGGACCATTAGATGCGTACGGTCTGGCTAAGTTGGTAAACCCGCTAGGAGTTCCAAGGTTTTTTGGTTCTTACAGGGACCAAGTTATGTACAAGGTCAGTAGGTTTAAATGGGAAGTCAAAGATAGTGCGACAGAGACAGTGTTTAATGCGCTTAGACCCGCCATAAGGTTTACAAAAGAAGAGTGCCTTGACCTACCACCTATGATCTACACGAAACGTAAGGTAGAGCTAACCCCCCAACAACGGAAATACTACAAAGAATTAAAAAACACCATGGTCATGCAAGCTGCGGGGGAGGAAGTGACTTCCGTAAACGCGGCTGTAAACATGAACAAACTACTACAGATATCGGCTGGTGCGGTTTATACCGATGAAGGTGACGCATTGGCTTTTGATATAAAGAATAGATACAAAGTTCTTATGGAAGCCATACAGGAGGCCAGTGGCAAAGTTCTAATATTTGTCCCATTCCGCCACACTATAGGGATGCTGTCTGAGAAGTTAGCTGGTGATGGCATAACTAACGAAGTTATCCAAGGTAGTGTATCCGCCCCAAAAAGAACTGACATTTTTAAAAGGTTTCAAGAACAGGACGACCCTAAAGTTCTGGTTATACAGCCAGCGGCGGCTTCGCACGGCATCACATTAACTGCTGCGGACACGGTTGTATGGTGGGCACCCACTAGTTCTTTAGAAACCTACGCCCAAGCTAACGCCCGTGTTCACCGTTCCGGCCAGAAAAACAAATGCACGGTGGTTCAGCTACATGGATCACCCATAGAACAACATGTATATAGATTATTAGACGCTAGAATAGACGTACATTCAAAAATAATAGAACTATATAACGAATTGCTTGACTAGGTACGTATATAACACTACATTGCGTAGTATAATACAAAACTAGGAGAACAAAAGTGGAAGATACTGATCGCTTGGGGAAGCTTACCCGTGCGTATATAAACATACGGTCCCGTAGGGGTGAGTTATCCGCAGAGTTCAAGAAGCAAGACAAAGAGCTTCAAGAGAAGCTAGACACGATCAAGTCGGCGCTCCTCGAGTTCTGCAAAGACAATAACATAGACAGCGTTAGAACAGATGCTGGCGTGTTTTACCGAAGCCAAAAACGCAGGTATTGGACTAGTGATTGGGAGTCCATGCATAAGTTCATACTGGATAATGAACTACCTGAGTTCTTCGAGAAGCGGCTTAATCAAGGCGTCGTTAAGGAGTTCCTTGAGGAAAACCCAGAGGTGCTACCTCCCGGTTTAAACGTCCAATCAGAATATACAATCTCGGTTAGGAGAAAATAATGACGAGCATTGAATACGTTCCCATTGATGAGGTGGCTAAGAAACTGCACGTATCCCCGGCTACAGTTCGTGGTTGGGTGCGAAAAGGTATTGTTCCCGGTAACACTTACATTAAAGTGGGGAAGACCTACCGCTTCCACATAAACTCCGTGGTTAACGCCCTGCAACAACAAGAACAGGGGTTGGAACCAGTAGTTGAGGCGGCTAGCGAAAATACGGACGACCTAGATGATGACATTTAGGGGGTTGGGATGCATCGGATTAGTATCCGTGGCAAACGCTTCAGAGAAATTGTTGACAACGAAGAGTTACGTGTCAGCAAATCTGACAGCATAAATGTTGTTGTAGTGAACGCAGCGCCCCTATCACGTACCTACTATGTGGGTACATACGACCCCGATAAACCTATGGCACCGTTTTGCTGGTCAGAAGACACTTACGTTCCAGCACAAGGAGTTCCAGAGGACCAACGACAAAGTGCCCGGTGCATAGATTGCACTAACAATATTAGAGGTTCTGGTTTGGGAGGTGGTAGGGCTTGCAGGTTCCAGCAGCGGTTAGCCGTTGTAGAGGAACGGAACTTGAGTACAGTTTACCAGCTACAAGTACCCGCCAATAGCATATTTGGTGGTGAGGTAAACAACACTTGTATGTCTCTACAAACTTACGCCAAGTTTCTGAGCAAGAACAACACACCTTCAATCGCAGTTGTTACCAAGATTAGTTTCGATGTAGATGACCCCTACCCGAAACTGTGTTTCCACCCAAGTAGGCCGTTGGAAGACGACGAACTAGAAGAAGTGGGTTGCATGGTAAACCATGATGATACATTAAAAGCTATCAGCATACCATCGGAGACGCTTTTTACTAAAACACAAGGGTTTGATATAAATAGCCAACAAGGAGACCAAAATGGCTGAAGATTTTATGTACCACCAAGTAGCTAACGTAGAAGCTTTGTATCCAAGGTTGGATGCTACGTATAAATTTGATAACAAGGCTAACGGTGGTAAAGGTGGCTCTGTAAAGTGTAGTCCGTTAGACGACGGCGCTGAATACACATTGTCGTTCCTGATGGATGAGGCAGAGGCAAAAAACTTGTATAAAGCTATGAAGAAAGCTTATACGAGTAAGAAAGAAGATAGTTGGCCCGCTAAGTTCCCGCTGCCATTTAAGCAGCAGGAAGACGGTAGGTATATTGGTAAAACCAAACTTAAAGGGGCTTACGGTACAGACAAAACAACGCCGCCCCTACAGGTTGACGCCAAAAACAACAAGTTACCGGAAGACTTTCAGTTAACTACCGGTAGCATTGTAAACCTCGCTTTTACTTTCGTACCCTACAACATGCGGGATAACGGTGTCAGTTTACGCCTTAACGGCGTACAGGTGATTGACTATAAGCCAATGCAATCGCGTTCACCTTTCGGTGTTGTCGAGGGTGGTTTTGTAGCGGAACCTGATAACCCGTTTAGCGATACTACTGCACCGGTTACCGTTGTAGAAGATGGTGACGAAGACGAAGACGAGGAAGGCTTTGGAGAACCTAAAAAGGTCGCTAAGAAGCCTAGCAACACCAAAAGCACAGATCCCGAGTTAGATGCTATAGTGGAAGCTTGGGACGACGTCTGACCTTAAGCTATAGCATCGCCACGGCTACCCACTTCCCCCGCCCTTGCTTCTGGGTAGCCGTGGCACTTTTCGGGAGAATAGCATGCAACCTAGAGCGTTCTTAGAAAGGGCGCTATCGGAGAACGGGTACTATTGCGTATTTGCGGCAAGCAGTTCAGAAAACAAACGCATACAAAAATTTTACACTTCGATAAGCGCCGTTATAGACGAGACACAAAAACTAGATAGTGAGGGGTACGACGCATATTTTGCCCTTGCTACTTTTGAAGAACAGAACTCACGTAAAGTTAATAACGTCAAACAACTTAATACGTTTTTCCTTGATCTGGATTGTGGACCTAGCAAAGACTACCCAGATCAGAACGAAGCGATAGATGCGTTACGTAAGTTTTGTTTAGCTACAAAATTACCAAAACCGTTGATGGTAAATTCCGGTAGAGGTGTACATGCGTACTGGTTCCTTGATGAACCTGTATCTTATGATGATTGGTTACCCGTAGCTGAGAAGCTAAAAGCTCTATGCGCGGAGCATAACTTATTTGCAGATCCTGCGGTAACAAGTGACGCGGCACGAGTGCTTCGTGTACCGGGAACCCATAACCATAAAGGTGACCCACCACTACCAGTATCATGTCTTGGTATATCCGTACCAGAACCTATTAGCTTGGAAGTATTTTCTAATTCGTTGGGTATGGATTTAATGCCGCCCCCGCGAAAGTATATCCCCGCAGAAGCCAACGCTGTCATGGACGCGCTTATTGGTAACAAGAGAAACGTGTTCCTAAACATAGTAAACAAAACTAGGGAGGGCACCGGGTGCGCTCAGTTGGGGAACGTAATCAAAAACCAAAGCGAAGTATCAGAGCCTATGTGGAGGGCAGCTTTATCTATAGCTAAGTTCTGCGAAGACGGGGAAAAAGCGGCACACATAATATCTAAAAAACACCCAGAATACACACCGTTTGAGACTATAAAGAAAATGGACTTGATTAAGGGTCCATACCGCTGCGCCACTTTTGATGAGTACTCCCCAGACGTATGCACGGGATGCCCTAACTGGGGGAAGATAAAATCGCCGATTTCGTTGGGGCAGAAGATACTTGAAGCTACTGAGGAAGAGGTAGTTGTAGAAGCCCCTGCGTCGGATTTACCTAATACGCCGGTAAAAACGTACACTATCCCTACATACCCTACCCCCTACTTTAGGGGGGCTAACGGTGGTGTATACGTACGAAAGACACAACCGGATGGGTCGATAGATGAAATTCCTGTATACCATAATGACATATATGTAGTCCGTCGTATCAGTGACCCCGAGGTGGGCGAGTCTGTGCTGATGCGTTTACACCTACCTAAAGACGGTGTACGGGAGTTCACAGTACCCCTGACTTCTGTTACCTCCAAAGAGGAGTTCCGTAAATGCATGTCAATGAATGGGGTAGCTATCCCAAAAGTGGATGAACTTATGAAATATACATTAGATTGGGTAAACGAACTGCAAGCTACGGAAGAAGCTGATGAGGCGCACAAACAGTTTGGGTGGGTAGGAGATGGCCTTAAGGCTTTCGCGCTTGGCAACCAACTCTTTACCGAAAACGGTGTAGATTTTAACCCGCCGTCCTCGCAAACTCTTGGATCGTTCCCTGACTTTGAACCGAAAGGTACACTTGAGCAGTGGAAAGCCAATATGGATTTCTACAACAGGGATGGATTTGAATTACACCAATACATAGTTGGCACCGCATTTGGTTCAGTGCTTATGAAACTATCACCCATAAACTGTGGTGCTTTGCATTTACATAGTAGGGACTCAGGACTTGGTAAAACGACAGCTATGTTTGCCGGTATGTCTTTGTGGGGTAATCCAGAACATCTGGTTTTGGGCAAAAACGATACGACTAACTACAAGATGCATAGAGGTGAGGTACTGCATAACTTACCATACTACCTAGACGAGATAACCAATATGGAGCCACGCGAGGTAAGCGAATTGGCTTACTCCATAACGGGGGGTAGACAAAAAGGTAGGTTAACATCAGGGGGCACGAACGCGGAGCGGTATCGTGGAGAACCGTGGAACATGTTATGTGTTACCACCGGTAACATGAGCGTGTTGGAAAAGATATCCAGTCGCAAGGCTTCTCCGATTGCAGAAGCTCAGAGGATAATGGAAGTAAAGGTAGATAGGTTATTCGTAAAAGCCGCAGATACCGAGGCACAACACAGGCACCTTGCATCTATCAAAGATAATTACGGGCATGCTGGACCTATCTACCTAAAGTACATTATGAATAATCAGCAGAGTGTGCAGGAGTTGGTAGACCAGATACGGGTGCATGTTACTGATTTACTAGAACTAAAGGGTGAGAACAGGTTTTGGTCTGCCCATGTAACCCACACTATGGCAGGGATT